CATGGAATTTCATAACGGGGAAAGCTATTTTTCGGGCAGAAGCCAACAAAAGTATAGCTGCACCCATGAAGTCGTAGAAGAGGGCATTAGCGCTGAATGTGAGTTCTCTCAAAATCATAGAATTTCCAATTATCATGATTATATCAACAGGCTAGTTAGGGATTCCAAATTTGCATACAAAAACATAGAAGATATTGACGATAGAGCTTTTCATCAGATGTTAGTAAAAAAAGGCGTTAAAAGTATATACAACGTACCAATCAAAACATTAAATGGAAAAATCATTGGTATACTAGGAATCGATTATGTTAAAAGCCAAATAGATGTAAAATGTCTAACTGATGATAATTGTAACTTCATGCATAGACAAGCACGTTTAATTGCAGGTTATTTAATATAATTAAATTAATTGAAATAGTTATATTAATTATTTAATATAATTATATGATTACTGAATTCTGTACTTCCTGCGGAGCAAAATACGAATATTCTTTAAAGAAGCCTAATTTTTGCTCTTCGTGCGGCGCAACCCTTGGGAGCAGCGCTCAAAAAAATGAACCACAAGAAAATAGGCATCCTGAGCCAGAAATAATTCAAGCTAGTGATGATCACTTGCCTAATATTTCTAAACTAGAATACTCTTTAAACTCTTCAAGCAATAAAGTAACATTTGGAGATTTGATTTCTGAAGCTTCGCGCTCAGATGGAGAATACAAAAAAACTTCGGTTCGACCACAAGCTAAATACGACCCAAATGAAGATGTCCTAAAGTCTACCATGGACCGATGCCGATCAAAACTCGAGCCTGAGGACGTCGGTGGCGAAGAAAAGTAAACTTACTTACGAAGAATGCTACGATGTTATTGAGCTAGAATTAGCCAAGCGTCAAGGCAAATGGTTTTTAAGTTCTCTTGCCTGGGTTGACTTTGACGACGTCAAGCAAATTATTCGTACCCATTTACATAAAAAATGGTCGCAGTGGGATCAAGAACGTCCTCTGCGCCCGTGGCTGAATAGAATTATATCAAATCAGCTTAAAAACATTTTAAGAAATTATTATAGCAATTTCGCTAAACCCTGCTTAAGTTGCCCATTCAATCAAAGCGGAGTTACAGAAGAAGGAGAATTTGGGCTTTGCGGGTTTACAGAAAGTAAAACACAATGTAGTGAGTGTCCGCTTTACGCCAAATGGGAAAAGACCAAGAAATCGGCGTATGATATAAAAATGGCGGTAACAATTGAAAATCATTCCCATGAAATAAAGTATAAAAATGATAGTTCTTTTGAATTAGAGGAAGCAGAAAAAAAACTACATTTAGAAATGAAAAAAACCTTAAGTGAGAAAAATTATGAAATATATACTATGTTATTTATTGAAAACCTCACTGATGAAGAAGTTGCTAACAAACTAGGATACAGGACAACAGAAAAAGGAAGAAAAGCGGGTTATAAACAAATAAAAAATTTAAAAAAGCAATTTAAAGCCAAAGCAGAAAAGATATTAAAAACAAAGGATATATTTTATGGACAAGGTTGAATTAACAGAAGAGCAAAAAGATTTTATAGACAAAAACTATAAAAAGATAACTAATTTAAATGAATTAACCTGCGCTGTATACATGGGGGAGGACTTAGACGGAAGAACTAAAGAAGGAAGAGCTGTGAGAGCTTATATGGCCACAAAAGACTATAAATATTCTACAACTCAAAAAAAGAAAGTACCTCCTGTAGTTTTAACAAAAGACCAGAAAGAGTTTATTCTTAATCAAGCTGATGGCACAATGAAAGCTTTTGATATTGCTAAGCTTCTTTTTTCAGAAAAGGACATTACGCCATTAAGTAAAGAAACTGTAGTCATAGCTGATTTCTTAAAAAAACAATTACCAGAAAAAACTAATCCAACTGACACCGCAATTGGAAAATCCTATAAACCGTTAAAATCGTTCGAGGATATACTAAATCTTGTAAACAAGTCTACAAACCAGGAGTTGGATTCCTCAAAGATGCAAATGCAGGTAAAGAAAGGTATAGAAGCTTTAATGAAGTTCCTGCATTCTCCTAGGTTAATACAAACTGTAGGTAATTATACAAACAAAAAAGATAGAGAGCTTTTTGAAGCTGAATTTATAAGAGCCACATGGGATAAGCCAGATTTAACAAGTGATGAACTAAATTTATATATTAATGTATGTATTGATTATATTAATTTAATGAATATTCAGAAAGCTATTGATAAACTTAATCATATGTTTGAAGAATGTGAAGATCAGAGGGATATGACTGTTAGATTGGCTGAGCTACTAAAAACCAAGAGTGAAGAATATAACCAATGTGAAAAGCGTATGGAGAGTCTTATTACTCGCTTGAATGGTGATCGAGCAAAGCGCGTACAAAATAAACAAAGCCAAAATGCATCAATATTAAATTTGGTCCAATTATTTCAAGAAGAAGAAGAAAGAAAGGTAATGGTAAAAATTGCTGAAATGCAAAAGGCTATGGTAGAAGAAGAGGCTGGGAATATCGAAGCTATGCCTGACTGGAAGGCTAGAGTTCTTGGATTACGTAAAAATGACGTATCATGAGTTCAGAGGGTAAAATTGTTTGTGCGGAATGCAAAAAGACTTTTAAGTCCGATAGCGCCCTGCATAAACACGTTAAAGCTCACAATTTAACTGTTGCTGAATACTATACCCGTTTTTACCCCAGAAAGAATAGGCTCACAGGAGATCCATTACCCTACAAGAATAAATCAGACTATTTCAATAATGACTTCTCTACAAGAGAACAAATGATAGAATGGTGCAATATACATAAAGACAAAGAAGAAGTAAAAGAATATATACTAAAACAATTAAAGTTAAGAATAGATAAAAATAAAACAATATATTGCCCTAATCATATAGAAATAGAAATAAATAAATTACCGCCAATAGATCTATATAAACGGAATTTCGGCGGTTATGGACAAGCCTGCAAAGCGCTTGGCCTTGATCCAATATATAATAAAGGAATAAAACAAGATATTTTAAAACCAGAACCAAAAGCAAAACAAGCTCTAGTCTATGTAGACACCAGAGAACAAAAACCTCTTTTTTTTAATAATAGTAAAGATCACAAGCTTGACTTTGGTGATTATACTATGGGTGGAGATAATTATACATATACTTATGTTGACCGCAAAAGCGAAGACGATTTTAAGGGCACGATGACGGTTGGTTTTGAAAGGTTCAAAAAAGAGTTAGAGAGAACAAGACAATTTAATGCTTTTTTATATATTGTTACTGAAAGTAGTATTGATAAAATAATTAAAAATAATAAATATAAATCTTACCGCTCTAATCTTTCTTATGTTTGGCATAACATGCGTGTTTTGACTCATGAGTTTAAGGGTCATTGTCAATTTGTTTTTTCTGGCAGCCGCCCAAACTCCCAATTACTTATTCCAAATTTATTATATTATGGTGATAAATTATGGGATGTAGATATACAATACTTTTTAGATAAAAGATAAATATGAATAAAGAAGATATAACCTTACCTGATTTTGATGTAGAAGAAGTTTATACATCATTTTCTCAATCTTATGATTGGGGACTTAAATACTCTAATATACCTGACACTTGGAAAGTCACAAAAGGAAAAGGAATAACCATTGCTGTTATAGACACTGGTATGCCTGATCATAAAGATATAGGAGATAACGCCATTGAGGGTGGTAATTATATACCAACTGAAGATATATATGATTATAATGGTCACCAAACACATTGTGTTGGTATAATCTCAGCAAAAGACAATCAAGAAGGTTTTGTTGGTGTTGCTCCTGAAGCTAAATGTGTTTGTTATAAAGCTTTAAATACAAAAGGGGGAGGAACTTATAATCAAATAAATGCAGCATTAAGAGATGTAATTAAATTAAAACCCGACTTGGTTTCCATGTCTTTGGGCGGTAGAACGCCCAATGCTGAAATGCATAAATTAATTATAGATTTATATAAAATGAATATTCCTGTTGTATGCGCCGCTGGTAATTCTGGATCCAGTGGGGTTGGTTATCCAGCCGCTTTTCCTGAGAGCATAGCAATAGCAGCATTTGATAAACGAGGCATGATAGCACATTTTTCTTCTCGCGGTTCGCAAGTTGATTGGGCTGCTCCCGGAGCTGATATTTACAGCACATACTTAAATCAAAGTTATGCATCTTTAAGTGGTACTTCAATGGCATGCCCTTTTATGGCAGGAGTCATTGCTCTTATGATAGCAAAACATAGAGAACAAGAAAAACGCACAGGAAAAAATGATTGCAAGACGGTTCAGGATATACGAGATCATTTACTTAAGTATACTAATGATAAAGGTAGTGTTGGTAAAGATAGTAGCTGGGGATACGGGGTTGTTGACGTCCAAAAGCTACTAGCCACGACAACCACTTCTACCACCCCAAAGCCTACTACAACAAACGCGCCTACTACTACCCCTGCACCCCAGAAGAAAAAACAAAAATCAATAATGCCTTTTGTGAAAAAGAATGCAGCATGGATTATGTTTGGCGTTTTTGCGTTATCTCTTCTAGGTGTTGCTTTATACAATTTCATTTCTTAATCAACTAATTTTAAATACTATGGCTTGGATAGACGGAAAACAACAAAAAAGAGACAAGTACTCTACTGAGATAAACGAAATCATCTTGGCTAAAAAAGGCTTCCTTGAAGAAAGGGAAGCTAAATTATTGCTGTACAAATTTTTAAGGGCGAATACTACTTTTGCGGTAGATATGCTCAGTGGCATAAAACTTTTTCCCTTTCAACATATGGCAGTGAAGGCTATGCTTGAGTCAGACTACTTTATGGGGGTTTGGTCTCGTGGTATGTCAAAGTCCTTTACAACAGGCGTATTCGCGTTTCTAGACGCTATATTGAATCAGGGAGTAGAAATAGGAATCGTCTCTAAATCTTTTCGTCAGGCGAAAATGATATTCAAGAAGATAGAGGATATTCTAAACAAGCCTGAAGCAGCTATGCTTGCGCAATGCGTAACAAGAAAGTCGAAAGCTAATGATCAATGGACTTTAGAGATAGGAACAAGTAAAATTCATGCATTGCCATTAGGCGATGGTGAAAAACTTCGTGGTTTCAGGTTTCATAGAATTATTATTGATGAGTTTTTGCTTATGCCTGAAAGGATATATAACGAAGTTATCGTTCCTTTCCTTTCTGTTGTAGAAAACCCTACTGAAAGAGAAGATTTGTACAATCTAGAAACCCAGATGATAAAAGAGGGAAAAATGCAAGAGGAGGACAGACATGTCTGGCCGAACAATAAATTGATTATGCTTTCTTCCGCTTCTTACAAATTTGAATATATGTATAAATTATATCAAAAATTTGAATCATTAATAAATGGTGAAATTGTTGAGACTGGCAACGCTCATCGCACAATAATGCATTTTAGTTATGATTGCGCCCCAAAACAATTATATGATCAAAATTTAATTAATCAGGCCAGAGCCAGTATGAGTCAAAGTCAATTTGACCGAGAATTTGGCGCGGTATTTACCGATGATAGCTCTGGATACTTTAAGATCTCAAAAATGGCTGCTTGCACCGTTCCTGACGGCCAGAGCCCATGTGTAGAGGTAGCTGGTGAACCTGCTGATAAATATCTGCTCTCTTTTGACCCCAGTTGGGCGGAAAGTGAAAGTTCTGATGATTTTGCTATGCAAGTCTTCAAACTAAATGACGACTCTAGACTCGGTACATTAGTTCATAACTACGCTATGTCAGGCGCTCGCCTGAAAGACCACATATTTTATTTTCATTATTTATTAACTAATTTTAATATTGTTGCTATTGTGGGCGACTACAACGGCGGAGTCCAGTTTTTGAACGCTTGTAACGAAAGCAGTCTCTTCAAGCAAAACAATTTGAAGATTGAAACTATTAGTACAGATCTTGATAATTTAGAAAATTATCAGCAGGCATTGCGAAATACAAAGTTAGAATACAATTTAGATAAAAAGAAAATTTGTATATTGCGCAAGCCTACTTCCCAATGGATTAGAACTGCTAATGAATTATTACAAGCTAACTTTGATCATAAGAGGATATACTTTGGTTCAAGGGCGGTAAACGATGATTACCAAAAGCAAAGGAATAAAAGAATACCAATCAAGGATTTAAAATTTCTAAGAACCGCAGAAGATGAAAAACAAAGTCCTGCTGCAAAAATGATTGACCTGGTAGAGCATCAAGTCGACTTAATAGAAAAAACAAAAGCTGAATGTGCTTTGATTCAAATAAAAACTAGCGCTCAAGGGACTCAAAGTTTTGACCTACCTGACAACCTCAAAAGACAGACCGGTCCAGAGAAGGCAAGGAAGGACTCGTACTCAGCTTTGGTGCTAGGGAATTGGATGATTAAAATATACTACGATATGATGAATGTTGAGGAAAGTAATGTTCAGGCAACTTTCACACCAATGTTCGTAGCATAAAGTTAAAAGTTAACTTTTGACTTTTTGTAGACTTTTATCTATCTTTCGTGTATCATAATACATGTCGAAGCGTAAATATACTAAGAAATCAGAATACTGGGATAAATTTAACAAAAAAGATCTTACAGAATTAATTCAAGAAACTCAAGGCGCTGAGCCTGCATGGAATCCAACTTTAGCAGGAGAAGCTTATTATGCACAAACAAGCAAGGCGAGTTATGAGCGCTCAGGATCAAGCAATAGTAAAGGTACAGCAAGAACTAATTCTAGATTCAATAGAGCGACAGTAGCAAAAAAAGGTTTTAAATACGCTAACATTCGAGAGGGTGAGCTTCCATACTATTATGGAAAAGGCGGCTGCGATATTAGAGACGCTATAATGCTATGTCAAAAAGCTTACGCTAACATTCCTATTTTTAGGAACGTAATAGACATCATGTCTGAATTTGCAAATACCGACCTTCACTTAGAGGGCGGCACAGAAAAATCAAGATCTTTTATCGACAAATGGATGCAAAAAATAAAAGTCTGGTCAGTTAAAGATCAATACTTTAGAGAATATTATCGAAGTGGTAATGTTTTCATGTATAGACTTGATACTAAATTTACAGACGATGATTTTAGCAGAATGTCTAGGATATATGGTTCTGAGTTTATGAAACCGGGGGAAATTCCAGTTCGTTACATTTTATTAAATCCTTATGATATAGCAACTGTCAAGTCATCTAATTTCAATGGTCAGGTTTATAGAAAAATATTATCTGAGTTTGAATTAGAAAGGCTAAGAGATCCAAAAACAGAATATGATAAAGAAGTTTTAGATGGTCTTTCTCCTGAAGATCAAAAAGCTATCAAGAAAGGTCAATTCGCAGCTAATGGTATTTTTGTAAATTTAGACACTAATAAATTAATATATTCTTTTTATAAAAAACAAGATTATGAACCTTTTGCTATTCCTTTTGGTTATCCAGTACTTGATGATTTAAATTGGAAACTAGAACTTAAAAAAGTTGATCAAGCTGTTACTCGTACTATAGAGAATGTTATTTTGTTAATTACCATGGGTAACACACCCGACAAGGGCGGTATCAATCCACATAATTTGCAAGCAATGCAATCTTTATTTGCTAATGAAAGTATTGGTAGAGTTTTGGTTAGTGATTATACAACAAAAGCTGAATTTATAATACCAGACTTAAATAAAGTATTAGGCCCAGAAAAATATCAAATAGTTGATCAAGATATTAAGGAAGCTTTACAAAATGTTGTAGTTGGTAGTGAAAGATATAGTAATACTCAAGTCAAGGCTCAAATATTTCTTGAGAGATTAAAAGAAGCTAGAAATGCTTTTATCAATGATTTCTTACAACCTCAAATTAAATTGGTTTGTCAAAACCTTGGTTTCAGGAAATACCCAATAGTAAAATTCCAAGAAATAGATTTAAAAGATGAAGTTCAGTTACAGAGAGTTACAACCAGGCTAATGGAGCTTGGAATCTTAACTCCAGAGCAAGGCATACAAACAATTAAAACTGGCATGTATCCAGAAGCCAATAAAGTCGGCGAAGGTCAAGAAGCTTATTTGGAAAACAGGCAAAAAGGTTTATATACTCCGCTAGTTGGAGGTCAACCAATACCCTTAAGTGAAGAACAGCTAGAAGAGCAAGCAAACAATCAGCCTCAGCAGCCTCAGCAAAAACAAGCTACTCCCCAACAATCAGGAAGGCCTTCTGGAACAAATAAAGAAGGTAAAACTGCCCTTGCTGACAGGAAATCTTTACAGGGTATAATATATGATACTGAAAAATTATTCTCTTTTGCTCAGAAAACAATGAGGCAAGAAAATAAAATAAAAAGATTATCCAAAGAAAAAAAGAACTTATTAGACGAGCTTTGTAAAACAGTAATTATATCTTGTGAAAAATCTGATTGGGAAGATCAGGTATCCGCTTGTATAAAGGATTTTAATCAAATAGAGAAATTAAATACATTGCCAGAAGTTCTTGATGAAGCTCATGAA